TGGCTCACCTCGTTACTGCGTGTCCGGCAGCTGCAGGTCGACCAGCACGGTCAGGTCCGTCGTGTTGAACGACAGCGGATCGCTGATCGTGCCGAGCGAAACCAACGTCGGCGCACTGCCGGAGCCGACGACGTCGGCCTTGCCGTTGGTCGAGGATGGGATGACGAACGCGCCCGCGACGACGTTCGCCTGATTGACGCCGTCGATCAGCTTCACGAGCCCGAGGCCGGTGATGAGCACACAGCCGTAGTTGCCCGGCGTGATCGCGTTGACGAAGACGCCCGCGACGCGGCTGCGCGTCTGTGTGGTCGTCGGCGAGTTCGTGGTGACGAGGTACTTCGACTGATCCGACCACCACGCGACGGCCGAGCGATACGGCGCGACCGTCATGCTGGAGTCGGTCTGCACCAGCTGATAGCGCTTCGGCCGGCCCGCGCCCGAGGTCTTGCTCGGGAGCGAGCGCGTCGGCTCGATGACCGTGAAGCGGGTGCCCAGCTGCCCCGGGTAGAGGAGGCTGGCGGCGTTTTCGGCTTCGGGATCGCCCGACTGCAGGTAGACGGCGTTCTGGCCCCAGTTATTCGGCATGACAGTAGCTCCTGATCGGTCTGTGGCCGGTTACGCGGTGAACCCGTAGAGTTGCCGCGACAGCCGCAGCGCTTTCACGGTCAGGTTGCCGGCGAAGAGGATCTGGCCGCTGACCTGATTGTCGTCCCGCGCGCCCTTGAAGCCGGTGAACCCGAACGCGAACTTGGCCGACTGCGCGATGTAGAGCCGGATGTAGGCGTCGTCGCCCTGCGGGCCCCAGTTGAGCCACGTGAAGGTCTCGCCCGGGTTCGCCGCGGTGGCGGTCGAGTAGTTCCCGAGGTCGGGGTCGTTGACGCCGTCCTGCCCGGGCGCGTACTGCGACATCATGATCGTCGCTTTGTCGAACTTCAGGCCCGGCCAGTTGATCTCCGGCTGGGTCGTGTCGACGACCTGATGCGGCAGGAAGTTCTCCGCGATGAAGCCCATCATGCGGTTGGTCGTGATGCCGGTGGTCGGCGCCTCGTTGCCGATGATGGTGGAGAAATACGAGTGGCGGAGGACCCGGTAGAGCACCGAGCCGTTGAGCGCGGGGACCAAGCCGGTGGGCGGCGTGAGCGCAGGCGCGACGTCCGCGCGGGTCTGCCCGCCGTAGGACGGGAAGACGTTGCCGTTCCAGCTGGCGTTGATGCCGTCGTTGAGCGCTTCCTCGAAGCCGTTGAGTTCGGCCGAGCGGTCGAGGCCCGCGCCCAGGCTCTGGCCGTGCTGCATGCACGCGATTTCGAGGATCGCCGACATCGTGAGCGCGGCCTGCTGCATGTCGGTCCGGATGACCGAGAACGCGGCACGCGGGCCCGCCATCTCGACTTCGAGATCTTCGAGGAACTCGGTGACGTTGACCTGATAGTAGCGCGGGGTGAAGAGCATGCCCGTGCGGGTCTGCCGCCGGGTGACGTCGAAGGTCGACCCCTTCTTGTAGGCGCCGCCCTTCATCGGCTTGAACATGAAGTTCTCTTGGATCTGCGGGCCGATCCACTTGCGCGTGAACCGGCTCTTCGCCATCGCGATCACGGGACCCGCGCGGAAGTAGCCGTCGACCACGCCCGGCGTGATCTCTTTGGTCACGACGGTGTTGACGTCATCGAGCTGAATCGCCATTGCCTAGACTCCTGTATTAGCCGCGCGCGCCCTGCAGCCGCTCGTACTCCGCGACCGCGGAGTCGATCGTGTGCTTGGCCGCGCCATCCTTGTCGGTGAGGACGTCGAGCGGGGAGGCCTCGCCGCGCAGCGGGAACGGGTTGGTCGTCTGCTGCGCGAGCCGTTCCTTGAGCTTGACGTCCACCAGATCGTTGATCCGTTTGTCCTCGGTTTCCTTCGCCTTCGCCGCGACCCGCTCTCCGTACTTTTCAGCATAGAGATCGGGGAGACTGACGACACGGCCCTCGGGGGCCCCCTTGATCTGCTTCCCGAGGCGCGGATCCTGAGCCAGCGCCACCACGTCGAGCTGTTCCCCAAATGTCCGCTCGTGCTCGATGGCCTTCGCCGCCATCCACGCCGACGCCTGCAGGTAGTGCGGGCCCTGTTCGGCCAGCAACGCCTCGGCGGCTTTCCGCACGCCGGCTTCGTCGAGGGCCGGGTGCGTGGTGGGGGTCGTGGTGGGCGTCGTCTTCAACTTGTCGTACTCCGGCTTCACCACGAGGTAGTCATCGAGCGCGGCCTTGTTGTCCTGGAACCAGGTCTCCAGCTCGTCGGTCTTCGCCTTCAGCGCGTCCATGTTCTTCGAATAGTCGGTGCGGGCCAGCGCGCCATCCCCGATCAGGGTTACGGCCGCCTCCGCGCCGGCGTCGTCGAAGATCGCTTTCGCGGCCGCCCGTTTGTCCTCGGGCAGTTTCGCGAGCACGGTGTCGAGGAACGCCTGTCCGCTTTCTTTCGCACCCATCGTCGTCTCCTTACGCGGCCAGATCAGCAGCGGCGCTCGTCGGGATGACGGCCACGCCTCGGGTGATCCTCGCGGTGGCGCCCATTACACGGGACCGCCGGAGGCGATCCCTCGATCGAGTCCCCCCATCGGGGGCGCCTGCCCCGATGCGGTCGGCGAGATCGGCCCGGACCCGGCGGAGGTAATGTCCGCGAGGTAGCGAGCCAAAAGATCTTTGATCATCCCGAGCTGCGCGCCTTTGTCGGGCGTCACCTGCGCGAAGCTGTCGAGGAGCGCCGAGATCTTCTGCGCGGCCTGCATGATCCCCGTGAGGACCTCGGGCGGCAGCTGATCCGACGGGATCGTCTGCTGCGCGCCGGGCGCCCCGGTCAGGCCTTGCGGCGTGAAGGGGCCGGTCGCCCCCGCGGCGCCCATCGCGGTCGGCGAGGGCGGCGGACTATCGAGCGGGGAGGCGCCGATGTTCGGGGAGAGGCCGGCGGCGGGACCGGGCATCTAGCGCTTCCCCATCTTCCGGCCGCCGTGCAGCTTGCGCTGTTCGGACATCCCGATCGCGATCGCCTGCTTGCGCGAGGTGACCTTCGGGCCGTGCTTCGAGCCGCTGTGGAGCTGGCCGTGTTTGTACTCGTGCATCACGCCCGGCATGTCCTTGGGCATCAACGTCGTCCCTTCGCCATCGCATGGCCGGCGATCATCCCGCCGACCTTGTGGAGCGCCTTCTGCTGCTTGGTGTGGTGGCGCTGCACGCCCGCCATGCGCGCGGCGTCGCCATGGATCTCGGCGGCGCGGGTCAGGGTGCGGTGATCGTCTTCGGCGCGGTACTCGGCCTCACGCTTGGCCGCAGACTTGGAGGAGGGCATGGGTCCACACATCGGCGTTACCGCTTCCCGGACATCGACCGGGACTGGTTGACGACGCCCTTGGCGATCCCGTAGCCCTTCTGCACGCGCTGCAGGGTCGACTCGCCCCCCGAGGACTCGGCCGGCAGGTTGACGTCCTTCCCGGATCCGCCGCGACCGGGACGCGTGAGGTAGGCCCGCGCGACCGCGGGGGCATTCTTGATCGCCTGTCCCGCCGGGGAGTTGATCTGCCGTTGCAGGAACGAGTCAGCCATGAACGAGAGCCAGCGTCACCGAGACGCGACCGGGTGTCAAGTCCCTCCCCCCTCGGATCCGTGGGGGATCAGTGGGGCGATTCGGTGATCGTGTGGCGGCCGTCGCCCTTCGTCTCCGATTTCGGTGGAGCCTGCGCGGTGGCCTTCCTCCCAGCTGGATTAACCGTCTGGCCTATTCCAAGTAACGCCTGACATTGGAGCCGCTCGGTCACCGTGACGGGCAGCCGGATCTCCATGATCTGCCCAGTCTGCGGGTTGAAGGTGTAGGTCTTCTGCTCGGGGTCGGTCGGGTCGGTGAACTGCGGCGGCGCCATCCCGCCGTGCACCGCGGCCATGACGCCGGGCTGCTGGAGCTGCGCGAGCAGGCCCTGCATGACTTGGGGCGGCGGCGGGGTGAGCGGCGGCAGCGGGATCTTCGGCGGGTCGCCGACGTTCGGGGTTTCGAGCGTCTCGTGCAGCGACCAGAAGTCGTAGTAGCCCGCGCGCGCGAGCTGGACGCGCATCATCTTTTTCTCGGTCGCGTCGATCGCGAGCACCGAGTTGGGCGCGACGATGAAGACGAACTGCTTGTGGAACCACTGCGCGCGCTGCACCCGCGTCGTGGTGGTCGCGTCGAGTTCCGGCGTGTAGCCCTTGTCGCCGGGGTTGAGCGCGGGGACCATCTGGCCGGGGTCGACATCGAAGTCGTTGAGGGTCGCGCCCGCGCCGCCGAGCAGCTGCACGCGCTTGGCGGTCGAGAGGAACTGGAAGTAGTTGACCTTGATCATCTCCGACAGATCCCGGAGGAAGGATTCGACCTGCCGCGCCTCCTGCCGGATCT